CTGGCGCATCTGGTCGGCCCGGAGGCGCGCACTAACAGCCAGATCATCTCGGGCGCACGGTCCCGCGATCAGGCGGCGCTTGTGTTCAAGTTGGCGGAAAAGATGGTGCGGCTGTCGCCCAAGCTGTCGCAGATCGTGCGGATCGTCCCATCCCAGAAATCTCTGATCGGCCTTCTGTGCAACGTCGAATACAAGGCCATCAGCGCCGAGGCAGGCACAGCGCACGGCCTCTCGCCTGTTCTGGCGATCTTGGATGAGGTCGGCCAGGTGCGCGGTCCGACCGATGCGTTCATCGAAGCAATTGAAACGGCCCAAGGCGCGCACGACGATCCGCTGTTGATTGCGATCAGCACGCAAGCGGCGACGGACGGTGATATGTTTTCGATCTGGCTGGACGATGCGAAGAACGCCAAAGACCCGCGCATCGTCAGCCACGTCTACACCGCGCCCGAGGACTGCGAGGTGATGGACAAAAAAGCCTGGAAGTCGGCCAATCCGGCGCTGGGCGAGTTTCGCAGTTTGCGAGACATGCAAGACTTCGCCAAGCAGGCCGCGCGGCTTCCCGCAAAAGAGGCCAGTTTCCGATGGCTCTATCTCAACCAGCGCATTGAGGCGACAAGCCCGTTCTTGAACCGCACCGAGTGGGAGGCCAACAGCGCCGAGCCTGAAATCATGGCTGGGATGCAGTGCTGGGCTGGTCTTGACCTGTCGGCCAGCCGCGACCTGACGGCCTTTGTGATGACGTTCTTTGACGGCGAGGGCTGGCATGTTGTGCCGCAGTTCTTTTTGCCGGCTGAAGGCATCCGCGAGCGGTCAAGAACCGAAAAGGTTCCCTATGATCTGTGGGCTGACCAGGGATTTCTGACGCTGATTGACGGCCCGGTGATTGTGCCAGGCATCGTGGCGCGGCATGTGGCCGAGGCTGCGGAGCAATACGACATTCAACTGATGGCCTATGACCGATGGCGCATCAATGATTTCCAGCGCGAACTGGACGCCATTGGCGCGCAGGTTCCCATGACGCCATTCGGTCAGGGGTTCAAGGATATGGCCCCGGCGGTTGATAAGCTGGAGCGGCTGGTGGCCGAGCGGCGCTTGCGGCATGGCGGTCATCCGATCCTGAACATGTGCGCGGCAAATGCGGTGGCAGAGCGCGACCCAGCGGGCAATCGCAAGCTGAACAAGATGAAATCGGTCGGCAAGATCGACGGCATGGTGGCCTTGGCGATGGCCTTGGGCGCAGCGGCGCACGAAGATGGCACGCCACAGATTTCGCCTTGGGATAATCCGTCCTTTTCGCTTGCGGCGGAATAGGTGCGCGGGAAAAATACTATTTTAGAAAAATAGTGCTTGCAGAAAAATAGTGCGCGTGTTTATATCGTCGGGCAGGGAGCGGTTGCAGCCGCTACGACCTGCCCTAACCAACCGGGATGCACGGTTGATCTTGGCGCATAATGCGGCGAGGCGCGTGCATCCACAAGTCAAGGATGCAAAAATATGGCTACCAAAAAAGCAGAAGCCGGAACACTCCACATCGACGCACTGAAGCAGGGGCGCGTGACGCTCAAGCTGATCGGCACCACGCCTTTCTATTTCAACGCGATGAGCGCGAAGGCGAAGCGGTCATTGCTGATCGGCGGCGGAAAGAAGACCGCAGCCGAGAAGAAGGAACTGAAGCACGACCCTGAGCAAGAGTTTCGGGATAGCGTCTATCGCCTGCCGGGCGGTCCGACCTTGCTCGGCTTTCCCGCACCTGGCGTGAAGGGCGCGATGGCGACGGCGGCATTGGAAACGCCAGGTGTCACGAAGTCGAGCGTTCAGCGCCTGATCTTCCTGCCGGAGCAAAAAATCAAGATGTGGGGCAAGCCCATTCTCAAGATGGACGTGGTGCGGTCGGCGGACATGAACAAAACGCCAGACATTCGGACGCGGGCTTTCTTGCCGCGCTGGTGCGCTGAAGTGGACATTGCCTTTGTGCAACCGACGCTTTCGGTTCATTCGATTGTTTCCTTGCTCAGTAACGCGGGGGTGATCGTCGGGATCGGCGACTTCCGGCAAGAGAAGGGTCGCGGCAGCTATGGCACCTTCTCGGTGGCCGGTGATGATCTGGGCGATTGGCAGGGCTACTGGGACGAGGTGACGGCAGAGGGTCGTGACGTTCAGCAGGCGGCGCTGGATGATCCTGAGTTTGCCGACGATGAAACCATAGAGTTAATGGAGCTTCTTGAGGAAGAGCGCGCGCGGCGGGCTGCGTGATGAAATTGGCGGGGGCGGCTTCGGTCGCCCCACGCGGTCAAGGAAGGCGGTCGGGGCGCGGCTCGGCATGGCGTGGCGAGGCTTGGCGAGGCGGTCGGGGCGCGGCGGGGCTTGGCTCGGATTGGTCGGGTTTGGCGGTCAAGGCGCGGCGCGGCGGGGCAAGGCATGGCATGGCGGTCGAGGCGAGGCTTGGCTCGGCATGGCCAGGCCCGGCGGTCGTGTCGTGTTCTGGATTGTTGCGGCAAGTTTAGCGTTTACCATCAAATGAAACGAAAGGATGCAAAATGAGTTTCAAAGCGAAAGATCGGCAACGTATCATTGACGGATACCTTGCCAGCAGCGGGCGCAACATGTTCGTGCCGTCCGAGTTTATTGATTGGCTGTCTGACAAGCCCGATCACGAAGCCTACGATCTTTTCTACGGCATGGATGATGCAGAGGCGGCGCGGCAGCATCGCATTGCTCTGGCGCGGCGGATGGCGTCTGGCTTGCGGATCGTGGCGCGTCAGGAGACGGTCGAGGCAAACGTCGTGCAGATCACGACGCGCGAGTATCCGGCCTATGTGTCGCCTGTGGCGGGTCGGAAAGGCGGCGGCGGGTATGAGCCTGTTGACCCGCAGGATGATGCCCAGATTGCGGAGTTGCGGCGGCAGGGCGCATCTGCGCTTCGCGGGTGGCTGGCGCGCTATCGTGGCGTGTTTGAGGCGGCTGGTGTTGACCTGTCGGCTCTGGAAGAAATCGCTGCATCTGAGGATGCGAGCGTGGCGCAGACCGCTTGAGCGGTGGCGCTGGTCAAGGATAGGCGGTCATGGCGGGGCACGGCACGGCACGGCGGGGCGCGGCACGGCGGGGCGGTCGGGGCATGGTGTGATGAGATCAGGCGTGGAATGGCACGGTCTGGATCGGTGAGGCGGTCTGGGCAAGTCAGGGTCTTACCTGAAATGTGCAAAGCCTTCACATTCCGCCCCGTGTAGGCTATACTCCGCGCAAACCATGCGCGTGGATTTGACTTGATGGGCATCTTTGACCGCTTCCGTAAGCCGGAGGCCCGCAACCTTGAAAACCCCAATGCGCCCGTTTCTGCGGAAGATTTCTTGCAGGTTATGGGTTGGGGCGGCGGTCTTTCCGAGGCGGGCATAAACGTCACCATCGACAATGCTCTCGGCGTTCCTGCGATCTGGTCGGCGGTCAATTTCTTGAGCGGCACCCTCGCCGGACTGCCGCTGCACGTTTACCGCAAAACCCGCGATGGCCGAGATCGCGTTGAGACTGGCACGCTGCCGCGCATCCTCCACGACATTGCCAACGACGAGATGTCCTCTTTCGAGTGGCGAAAATATCTGTTCGACCAGGTATTCACCGGAGGGCGGTGCGTTTCCTACATTGAGCGAAACGGAGGCGGGCAGGTCGTCAATCTTTGGCCGCTTGATCCGCACCACACGCGCGTTGATCACGTTTATCAGGACTGCAAGCTGGTCAAGGTCTACACCTACAAGGGCCAGAAGTATGCCGCGAACGAGGTGATCGACATCACCTTCATGCTCAAGGCCAATGGTCTCGACATTCGCGGTCCGATCATGACAAACAAGGACGCCATCGGGCTTGCCATCGCGGCGACAAAATACGGTTCGAAGGCGTTCCAGTCTGGCGGCATCCCCCCGATGACGCTTCAAGGGCCGTTCCAATCTGGCGCGGCTGCGGCTCGCGCATCAACCGACGTGGCGAACACAACCCTCAAGCTGGCGCGCGAAGGAAAGCCGGTTATGGCGATCCCAATGGGGCATGAACTCAAGCCTGTCGGCTTCAACCCGGAGCAAATGCAACTCATCGAATTGCAGCGTTTTAGCATTGAACAGATCGCGCGCATCTACAGCCTGCCGCCGGTATTCCTGCAAGACCTGACGCATGGCACCTATGCGAACACCGAGCAACAGGATTTGCATTTCGTCAAACACACGCTGAAGCGATGGATTGAGCAATTCGAGCATGAGTTAAACCTAAAGCTATTCCCGCGCACCAGCCGCAACTATGTTGAGTTCAATGTTGACGGCCTTCTGCGCGGTGACTTCAAAACCCGCATGGAGGCGCACGCGGCGTCCATCCAGAACGGTATTCGCACGCCTAATGAGGTGCGCGACATTGAGAACCTCGCCCCTCGGCCAGAGGGCGACAGCCTGATGATCCAAGGCGCGACGGTCCCGATGGGCGGTCAGATGGAGATGGACTTGAATGCCGATTCCGAATGACGCGATGGCAGAAGAGGCCGAGCGCGGCCTTGAATGGCGGCGGGAATACGGTCGCGGCGGGACGCAGGTCGGCGTTGCGCGAGCGCGTGATATTGCCAACAAACGCGATCTTTCGATGGACACTGTGCGCCGCATGAATAGCTATTTCGCGCGGCATGAAGTGGACAAGGACGCCGAGGGCTTTCGTCCCGGCGAAGATGGCTATCCGAGCGCTGGCCGCATCGCCTGGGCGCTCTGGGGTGGCGATGCAGGGCAATCGTGGGCCGCGCGGCTTGTGGCGCAGGATGATGAGGATCGAACCGAAACGCGGCCATATGAGGGCGAACATGCCGCTCGCATTCGCGATCCAGAAGGCTTTGACAGTTTCCGGCGTGTAAACGGCGAGGGTGGGCAAGGCGTTGATTTCGTCTATGGCATCACTGATGGCGAGGCGCAGGTTCAAAGCATCCGTTTCAAAATTGATTTCTTCACCGAAGATCAGGCCCGCGAATGGCTGGAAAGCAATGATTTCGAACCGCTTCTTTTTGAACCAGCGGCACCAATAGACGACAGCCGCGCATCTGTGGTATCGTTGCCGCAGAAACTGGAGGCCCCGAAGATGGCTCAAGCTGAAATCCGCGCTCTGAGCGAGCCGGTTGAATTGCGGCAAGAAGACAATGGCCCGATCCGGGTTGCTGGCTATGCTGCGGTCTTCAACCAGGAGACCAACATTGGCGGCTACTTCACCGAGACGATTGCGCCTGGCGCATTCACGTCCGCGCTAGATCGCGGCGATGATGTTGTTTTTCTGGTCAATCACGACGGCCTTCCGCTCGCGCGAACGCGATCCGGCACGCTTCGCCTCACACAAGACGAGCGCGGCCTATATATTGAGAGCGAACTTGATCCGAGCGATCCAGACGTGCGCGCGATTGTTCCCAAAATGAAGCGCGGCGATCTCGACAAGATGTCTTTCGCATTCATTCCGACGCGCCAATCTTGGGATGATAGCGGCGACATGCCGAAGCGGATGATTGAAGACCTGCAACTGTTTGACGTGGCCATCGTGACGACCCCGGCATACGATGGAACAGAGGTCGGATTGCGCTCGTTGCAGAAATACCGCGACGAGCAACAGAAAAACCAAGCCGCGCGCCGGTTGCGCATGAAAGCGAGGCTAACCGAATAGCAGCGGTTTCTCCCGCTGTTTCGCCCTGTCCGCGCCTTGGGCAAGCGCTCGGACTGATCGTCGTGATGACAGACCAGTTCCCTTAGATGGAGGCCCAAGATGGCTGATATTAAGACCCTGCGGGAGAAGATGGCGAAAATCGCCACCGAGGCCCGCTCCAAACTGTCGGAAGTGACCGACAACACCCCCGAAGATCGTGCCGCAGAGATCGAACGTGAGTTCGATGCAATGATGGGCGAGCATGACAATCTGGCCGCAAAGGTTGAGCGCCTGGAACGCGCCGAGGCGGCTGTGCGTGCCGCTGAGAGCGTTGATTACTCGCGCCGCCCGATGGGCGAGGTGGGTTCGGCTCCCGCCGTTGATTCGGGCTTTCAGATGGACTACCGCGCCGCGTTCGCTGAGATGATCGCTGCCGGTGGCGAGGGCTACGTTGACGCCGAGGTTCGCAATGTTCTGAAAGAGCATCGCGTTCAGACTGGTGGCACCAATTCGGCAGGCGGCTTCACGGTCCCGACCGAGTTGGCGACCTTCATCGAGAAGGCGATGATCGCAACCGGCCCGATGTATGGCGACCAGTTCTTCACCGTCATCAACTCGGCGGATGGCCGCACGTTCAACATTCCGACTGTTGATGACACCGCAGTCACTGCCGAGGCGCACACGGAAGGCACGCAGCCGACCGATGACGGCGGCAAGGACGTGACTTTCGGTCAGAAGTCGCTGGGCGCGTTCGCGTTCGACTCGGAGTGGGTCCGTTGGTCGGCGGAACTCAATGCTGACAGCATCCTGAACATGGAAAGCCTGCTGGGCGAGCTTCTGGGCGAGCGCCTCGGTCGCATCGCAAACAGCAAGCTGACCACAGGCTCGGGGTCTTCAGACGTTGAGGGCATCGTAACCAACTCGGCAGCGGGCAAGACCGCAGCCGCGACCGCCGCTGTGACTGCCGATGAGATCATTGACCTGATCCATTCGGTTGATCCGGCTTACCGCACCGCACCCAGCACCGCCATCATGATGAACGACAGCACGCTCGCTGCCGTTCGCAAGTTGAAGGACGGCGACGGCAATTACCTCTGGCAGATGGGTAACTATCAGGCCGGTATTCCGCAAAACCTGCTGGGCTACAACGTGGTCGTGAACCAGGCGATGGACAGCCTTGCAGCCGCCAAGAAGGTCATGCTGTTCGGTGATATGTCGAAGTTCTACGTTCGGAAGGTGGGCGCTCCGTCGCTCTACGTCGCGCGCGAGCGCTTCGCTCCCGACTTTGGCATCTTGGGCTACATCCGCTTCGATGGCGTGTTGACCAACACGGCGGCGATCAAGCACCTGATCACTGCGGCATCGTAAAGGTCAGCTTCTAGGTGGGGCGGGTTATCTCGCCCCACTCACTAAGTTGATCTGAAAGGAGACAACATGCCCAAGGTTAAACTTCTGACTTC